GGCTGATGTTCAACGTGATGGGCTCGCTCGCCGAGTTCGAGCGCGAGCTGATCCGGGAACGCACGCTACTGGGCCTAGAACGTGCTCGGCGGCAAGGGAAGAAACTCGGCAGGCCGAAGGTGCCGCCCGGGGTCGAACACCGCATAGCGGCACTCCTAGAGGCAGGGACACCGGCCAATCGCGTCGCCCGCATGACTTGTGTGGGGAACGCCGCCGTCTATCGCATCAAGCGGGAGCTGGAAGCATGTCGCGCCTGACCTTGCCCGACCTCACGACCAAGGCCCTCGACGCGGCGCGCCTCCTCGCGCAGGAGGGATGCCGGGAACACACCATCCGTCGTGCCCTGGGCCTGACCGTGCCGCAGTGGAAGGCCCTCAAGGAGGACACCGAGACGGGCGAGCTGTCGCCGCTCGCGCTGGCCTTGGAGGAAGGCCGCGCCGAAGGTGCCGGGGACATCATCGCCTTCATGAAGAAACGTATGGGCGAAGGCAGCGAGCGCGCCGCCGAGTTCCTCGCGGATCGCGTGTTCCAGCTTGGCCGCGGCGACGGCAACGCCGACGTGCCGCGCGTCGCGATCTTCATCCAAGCCGCCATGTCGCCCGATGAGTACGCGCGTGTGATCGCGGTCCAGCAGCAGCCGGGAGTCCTGACCCATGAGCGTTGAGATTCGCCCGACGCCGTTCCAATCGCAGGTCCTGACCGTGCCCGAGGATCACTTCATGTTCTTGGGTGGTGGTCGCGGCGGCGGGAAGTCGATGGCCGTACAGTTCCTGATCCTGCGCCACTGCGACCAATACAAGAGCCGCGCCCGGGTCCTCGTGACGCGCCGCCGCTTGAAGTCCTTGGGCCAGTTTGCCGAGGAACTGCGCCAGCTTCTGCGCTCTGCCTACGGGCGCGACATTGCCTACAACCAGAACGATGCGATGTTCCGCTTGCCGAACGGGGCGACGATCCAGCTCACGCACGTTGAATCGGCATCGGCTCTGTCCGACGTGGCGCAAGGTATGTCCTACACTTTGATCGCGTGCGA